GCTGCTAAGTATACTCTCTTTGAATTCAATGATGAGTTTACTCGCTCCCAGTTTAAGAACTTAGTCGAGCCGTTCTTGAGGGATGTCCAAGGTCGTAGGGGTATCACAGACTTTAGGGTCGTATGTGATAACACTAATAATACAGGCGAAGTGATTGATAGAAATGAATTTGTAGGCGACATTTATATCAAGCCTGCACGTTCTATTAACTTTATCCAGCTGAATTTTGTCGCTGTACGAACTGGTGTAGAATTCTCTGAAGTTGTTGGAAAATTCTAATAAATAGTTTAAAAGAACAGGAGAAAAACGATGGCTTTTAATGTAAATCAGTTCGCAGGGGCATTGAAGGGTGGGGGAGCAAGAAACTCCCTCTTCCAAGTGTTGATTACTAACCCTGTGAATTCAGTTGGTGATATTAATATTCCATTCATGTGTAAGGCAGCGCAAATTCCCGCTGCTACTGTAAGCGCAATTGAACTTGACTACTTTGGTCGTAAGATTAAAATTGCAGGCAACAGAACTTATGCAGAATGGGCACCTACTATCATCAATGACGAATCTTTTGATATAAGGAATGCACTAGAAGAATGGAACGCTTCGATTAATACGTTCGAAGGTAATCTTCGAGGTAATGGTTCATCTTCGCCGAGTGCATATAAATCATCTGCACAAATTCAACAGTTCAATCAATTGGGTGATGTTATCCGAGAGTATACTTTTGTTGGTCTCTTTCCTTCAGAAGTTGGTACAATTGATTTGGCTTGGGATGCAGATACTATTGAAGAATTTCCAGTTACTTTCCAGTATGACTATTGGACAATTTCTGGTGGTTCTACGGGCAACGCTGGTGGGTAAGTGATGTTGTAGGAGCGTCATAAATAACTATAACGCTCTTTGCATAAAGGATATAACATGGCATTGGAACTTTTCGGATTTCGTATAGGCAAGGCAGAGGAACAAAAAGATAGCGTAATATCTTTTGCTCCACCTGTGTCTGATGATGGATCAGTAACTGTTGCAGAAGGTGGTGTCTTTGGCACTACTGTTGATTTAGAAGGTACTGCTAAGAGTGAAGCAGGCCTTGTCACAAAATATCGCGAAATGGTATTACAACCAGAATGCGAGAAAGCTGTTGATGACATTGTTAATGAAGCAATTGTCGGAGATACCCGTGAGCAATCAGTACAAATTGTATTAGATGACACTGAATTACCTGATAATATTAAAGATATGATAAATGAAGAGTTTGATTCCGTACTCTCTTTATTGAAATTTAATACAAAATCATATAACATATTTAAAGATTGGTATGTAGACGGCCGTTTATATTACCATATAATGATCGATATAAAGAATCCAAGGGCTGGTATAAAAGAACTAAGATATATTGATCCAAGAAAAATTAAAAAAGTACGTTCAGAAAAACAAGATGCTAATAACCCAAACAGAATTAATCAATCTACTTTAAATAAAAAGTATGATGAATATTTCATATACCAGCCCACAGGTATAGGTTCAAATACTGAAGGTATTAAAATATCACCAGATTCCATTGCTTATTGTCATTCTGGTGTTTTAGATCAACGAAATTATATGGTTCTATCGTATATACATAAAGCGATTAAACCTCTTAATCAGTTACGTATGTTAGAAGATGCGACAGTTATCTATAGGATAGCAAGGGCTCCAGAGCGCCGCATTTTCTATATTGATGTTGGTAATTTACCTAAGGGTAAAGCAGAACAGTATCTTCGTGATATGATGGCTAAGCACAAGAATAAGCTTGTATATGACGCTGAAACAGGCGCTGTACGTGATGATCGTAAATTTCTAACGATGCTTGAAGATTATTGGTTGCCTCGGCGCGAAGGCGGCCGTGGTACTGAAATTACTACACTACCTGGTGGTCAAAATCTTGGTGAACTTGATGATGTCATATACTTCCAAAAGAAGTTATATGAAGCACTCAATGTTCCAGTATCACGTTTAGATCAAGAAAATCAGTTTAGTTTAGGTCGAGCATCTGAGATAACAAGAGATGAACTTAAATTTGCTAAGTTCATCTCTAGACTACGTATGAAATTTTCTGAAATATTCTTTATTATTCTTGAAAAGCAGTTGTTGCTAAAAGGTATAATGACTAAATCAGAATGGAATGATGTTAAAGATAAAATCTATTTTGATTATATACAAGATAATCATTTCGCAGAACTTAAAGATGCGGAGATTATGCAAAATAGATTGACCGTTTTAGCTGATGTTGATCAATTTGCTGGTAAATATTTCTCTGATGATTGGATCAAAAAGAATGTCCTTAGAATGACAGAAGATGAAATTGAGGATATCGAAAAAGAAATTGAAGCCGAGGGTGGCGGCGAAGAAGAAGATGATGAAGATGAATTTGAAAGTAATCAGCTATAAAGCAACAATTTATTATAAATAATGATGAATAAGGAGCAGTAATAATGGCAGAATATACTACTAAAGATGCAGTAAACTTTGTTATGCAAAAAGATACAGCCGGGTTTAAAAACGCTGTTAATAGTATATTAAAGGATAAGATGTCTGATGCTATGGAAATAAAAAAAGTGGAAGTTTCCAATAATTTTATGGATACCGAAGAGGGGAAATCTGATGAAAACGTTTAGAGATTTTTTTAAATCTAATATAATTGTTGAAGAACTTTCTGAAGATGTATTTGCTGATTTAGAAAAGATTGTCAAGACTAAATCCATGAGTAAAGTAAAGTTTGCTAATGGAAAAACTTTAGAGGTTGATCTATTTACAGCAAGTGCATTTGTCAATATGTTTAAAAAAGTTAATAAGCAGAATGCAGTAAGAGGTAAAGCCCATATTGATAAATCACCAGAAAACTTCATGAAAATGATGGACTTAGCTTTTGGAGGTAAGAAATAATGGCATTAAAACTTAAAGGCGCACAAGTTGCTGCTGCAACAACACTCGCCACTGCTAATAACATTTCATCTTCTACAGTAGTTCTAGTACAGAATGTTGGTACTACTTCTAGGCTAGTTACAGTAGTAGACAATGCAGTTAGTGCAGCAACAGTTGGTTCATTCAATATTCCCCCAAACGGAAATGTTCGATTAGAAAAGACTTCTACGGATGAAATCTTTGCAGCGAATGCTGAAGTCAAGCTAACGCCTATTGCGCATTCAACCTAAGGAAAAGTAAATGAAGCTTATATGCGAAGTCACGGAAGACGTTAAATATCTCTTTGAAGAAAAGAAAGATGGGGCAAAGAATTACTTCATCGAAGGTATCTTCATGCAAGGGGATATTAAAAACAGGAATGGTCGTGTATATCCTTCAGAAGTTCTAGCACGAGAATCTAAACGATATACAAAAGAATATATTAACAAAAAACGAGCATACGGAGAACTTGGTCATCCTCAAGGCCCTACTATCAATTTAGAAAGAGTTTCACATCTAATCACAGAATTGAAACAGGATGGTTCTAACTTTATTGGTAAAGCCAAGATCATGTGCGAAACCCCATACGGTAAAATCGTAAAGAGTTTGATGGACGAAGGCGCTCAATTGGGTGTTAGTTCTAGAGGTATGGGTTCTCTTAAAGAGAAGGGTGGAAAGTCTGAAGTCCAAAACGATTTCTATCTCGCCACTGCTGCCGATATTGTAGCTGATCCTTCTGCACCAGGCGCATTTGTTTCTGGTATTATGGAAGGTAAAGAGTGGATATGGGATAATGGTATTATTAAAGAGTCTGATATTGCTGCTTATGCACAGACTGTTTCAAAAGCCTCTAAGAAAAATTTAGAGACTGCGAAGTTAAAAGTATTTGAGAACTTCCTCTCAAAATTGTAAAATTATAAATATGTTATATGAATAAAGATATAAATTTATCAAGGAGTGTTCTAATGTCAGACCAAGAACTAGAAATGCAAGCCGAGGCTGACGAAATCCTCGATGGGGAAGTAATCACCACGGACGAAAGTGACAGTGGTCTCCAAGAGAAAGCCGCCGTCAAAAAAGAAGCTAAAGTTAAAGTTAAAGCAGAAGAAGATGAAGAAGACGATTCGGACGATGTTGAAGACGATTCTGATGACGAAGAAGAAGAAGCAGAAGAGTCTAAGAAAAATGTCAAAGAAGCAGTCGCTCTGCCTAAGACTAAAACTGCAATGATTAATGCTATGCTTGGTGCCATGAAGGGCATGAAGAAAGATGACATTGCTTCCAACTGGGGTAAAATCAACGCCGCTTTCGGTGCTGATGATGATGAAGATGACGATTCTGATGATGACGAAAAAGAAGTTGTCAAATCTCATGTTAAAGAAGTTAAGAAAGTTACCAAAGAAGACATCGACGTTAGTGATGACGTTAAAGCCCTCTTCGGTGATGAAGACCTTACTGAGGAATTCAAAACTTCTGCGACGACCATCTTTGAAGCCGCTGTTGTATCTAAGATCAACGAAGTGCTTGAGACCGTATGCATTGATCTTGATGTAGAAGTAGAAGCAGAAAAAGAAGTTATGGCTGAAGAAATTTCTACGCGCCTAGATGATTATCTAGAGTATGTTGTAGAAGAGTGGACTAAAGATAACGAACTTGCCGTTCAGCAAGGAATTCGTAGTGAAATTACAGAGAATTTCATGCAGGGTCTACGCCAGCTATTCACTGAAAACTATATCGACATTCCAGAAGAGAAGACCGATCTAGTTGACGAACTTGCCAGTAAAGTGCAAGAACTAGAATCTTCGGTTAATGAAGAAATGGAAAAGAACATTTCGTTAAGTAAAGGTCTTAATGAGATGAAGAAGCATAAGATTCTCAAAAACGTAAGCGAGGGTCTTTCTGAAACTCAGACAGAAAAATTACGTTCGTTGTCTGATGGTATTGAATTTATAGACGATGAAGACTATAAAGAAAAGCTTGATACAGTTAAAGAAAACTACTTCCCTTCGGAAGAAGTTATAGAGACTGGCGATGAAGAGCCTCTAGTAATTGAAGATGATAAACCCGCAGATGGCTCTATGTCGGCATATACTAATGCCATTTCAAGAAGCATCAAAAAGTAAAAAAGTATAAATAATAAACATAATGAATAATGAATAAAATTTCTAAAAGGAGAGAAATCTAATGTATAATCTCGATGAACTTCAACAGAAGTGGCAGCCCGTACTTGAGCATCCCGATCTCCCCGAAATCAAAGATGCACATAAACGAGCCAGTGTCGCCACGCTCTTAGAAAACCAAGAAATCGCGGCCCGCGAACAAGCTGGGCAGCAAGTTGTTAATCCCACGCTGTTAGGCGAAGCGGCGCCCGTTAATGCGACGGGTTCTGGTGTTGATACGTTTGATCCAGTTCTTATTAGTCTGGTTCGCCGTTCGATGCCTAATCTTATCGCTTATGATGTTGCTGGTGTTCAGCCCATGACGGGCCCCACCGGTCTTATCTTTGCGATGCGCTCTCGCTATACCGGTCAAGCTGGAACGGAAGCTTTGTTTAACGAAGCTAATACTTCGTTCTCGTCTAGTGCG